CTCTGACAGTTTTGGAAGGTATACTGTCTGACGAGTTATTTCCTCTTGTTAATATTAATGGAGAATTATTTGAAGCTCCGGGGATGGAACCCTCAGGTACTCTAGGAACTGCTGAAATGAACTGCATTAGAAATACTATAATGCAAATGGAGTACTATTATGGGACTGAAGGGGATGAGGCGACACCCTTCTTTGAGGTGATGGAGCCGAGCACTTATGGTGACGATTTTAATACAGATGTAGATCCAAGTTTAGAAGAGAGTATTAATAATTTCACGTTTCAAAAATACTGTAAAGAAGTATTTAATATGGAAGTCACAAGTGCGGCCAAAGATGGTACCATGACTAAGTTCGTAGGAATAGATGACATGTCATTTCTAAATAGAACTTTTTCATTCCATCCTATACTACAAAGGTATGTAGGGAAACTTAAGTTAGGCTCAATTTGTAGAAGTTTAATGTGGTACATACCATCACCTAATGTGTCTCTAGAGGATCAGCTTCTAGACACATGTAATTCTGCCCTGCGTGAGATTTATTTTCATAGCAACTCAGAGCAATATGGCAGGATGAGGACATTTGTTAAAGGTTATTTAACAAATAAAATAGGTTGCAATGCTGATTTTGTCGAGGACAAGTTGTGCACCTATCAATTGCTCACAATTGATCTGGAAGGACCTGAAACAGCCAGGCCCTTGACTCAGTCTGAGTCAGAGGATTTGCCCGCATTTCTCCTCACCACAAATGAAATATCATGCTATTTAGGTATAAACTGGCCTAAATGTGCTAAAAAGTTTAGTGACGATTATTTTAAGATTTTATACGAAAACCGTTTAAAACATGCTGAAGAACTCCAACATTTAACAGAAGAGATATCAAAGTTGGGAAACCCATCGGGTAGCTTGTGTATAAAGGATATACTTAATTCACAAATCTACGCAACAGATCAAGGGTATCGTGCTTCAGCAAATTGCTATATAGAATTAGAGGCAAAGATTATTGGTCTTCAACATACGATAAGGCGTATGGATCAAGCATTGGCTAGGAACCACAATGAGAAGATCAATACCCAAGCTGAGTCTATTGATATAGCGAAGGTAGGTGCGGTGGAGAGTAACGTTCAGAAGACTATTGGAAATGTTCAAGAAATAACAGCTGAGGAGGTCGAATCAGTGATAGTAGGTGGTACATATAAAGCTGCTATTATGAACAACAATAGATTGACTCCCACAGATTTTTTAAGCAGACCTGTACTTATAGGAAAGCAAACATTAACTTTGAATACAGACATTAGTGCTCAATTTGATGTTTGGGACTTGTTTTTTGCTCAAGCCTCGGTAAGAGCTAAGATAAGAAACTTTCATACTATAAGAGCTAATTTATGTTTGCGATTTAAAGTTAATGCAGTAGCACAACACTATGGAATAATACAAGTTTCACCTGTTGTAGGTAATTATACAAATGATGTGATAACACAGTATTTGGCCATAGGTAGTACGGCTCGGTTTGACTTTATCAAATATCTGAGTGGATTCAAAGGACGAAGTGCAATAACAGTAGGATTGAACAAACCCTTAGAGATGAAGATTCCTTATGCAAATGTTCAACCTGCGATTAGGTTATTTAACAATTCGGCATCAGCTTTATCGGATGGATCTAACTTTAATGATACTCATAATATGGGTACTGTATATATACATACCATAAATAGAGTTAAAGCAACGAATGCAGGCGCATCGAATGCTTATATGAGTATTGAAGCTTGGTTAGAAGATGTTGAATTAGGAGCACCCACTGGTACTGTATGTGTTATAACAACAGAAGCCAAGGATGATGAACGAGAAGAAGGACCAGTTGAAAGATGGGCTACTAGAGCAGCAGAGGTGTCTAAGGCGCTACAAAAAGTGCCCTCAATAGCACCTTATGCTACTGCTAGTTCCATGCTCTTTTCCGGAGTTGGATATCTCGCTTCATTATTTGGTTGGTCTATGCCTGTTATGGACACTGAACCAGCGAAAGTTAAAAATGAACCTTTTCAAAATTCATGCAACGTGCTTGGATATAGTTTTGCACAGAGAATGACTCTAGATCCAAAACAAGAGTTGACGATAGATAGGACTTTTGCAGGAGTAATGGAGGAAGAAATGACATTGGCACACATGGTGATGCAGGAATGTTTATTGGGACAGTTTAGTTGGCCGGCATCGGAGACGGCTCTACAAGGACCTCTTTGGGAGGCCGTAGTACATCCAATGATAGCTACATTTAGACATGTAACTTTAACTACAGCAGTACAACCCTCGTGGTTGAAATATGTTGCTATGTTATTTTACTTCTGGAGGGGTGATATTATATTCAGATTTGAGTTTGCAATTAGTATGTTTCATGCAGGTATTATTGCCGTTCTTTATGAACCGAATATTACGCAACAAGTTACAATAGATGCAACCATAGATCTGAATAAACAACATCTTGTTGATGTTGATATCGCTCAGACAAGATCCTTTGAGGTATGTGTCCCTTGGTGTCAAGCCAAAGATTTTCTTTGTTCTTTAACTCCAGCTCAGGCTGAGAACACAGTGGGCACTATCGCTAGTCCTGGCAATTTCTGGGGGAAAGCCAATGGTTATGTGAATGTAACTCCGTTGACTGCACTTCAATCACCAGATGGTGACGATGTCCAGGTTAATGTTTACATAAAAGGTAAAAACTTTATATTTAATCAATTAACGGATGAATACATTCCTACAAAAAGGATTTTGACACAGGCTCAAAACGACATGGAAGAAGTATCATGTTTCGAGTTAGGAAATAATGGAGCTGATGATTCGCATATTTGTGAAAACCATTTTGGTGAAAGACCAGTGAGTATTAAAGCTTTGTTAAATCGTTTTACTACTACTGGAATTGTTACCCAAGGCGGATCTGCTGGGTTTCACACAATACAATATCAGAATATAATGTATCCAACTCTCCTTCCGAGTACTG